CCGAGGAGTTCAAGCAGATTAAGGGCACTCCTGAGGCTATTCCATGGTCGGTTCTCGGCCTTGGCCGTAACCTCGTCAAGGGTGGCAAACCCGACTATATCAATCGAGTTAAGCGCCTGGGTCAGTTGAAGGATCAAGCCGACAAGGTTAGCAACAGCTTTGAGGACTACCGTAATGTGGAGATTCGCCCAGGTGATGTGGTTTATGCCGACATCCCATATGAGAACACCGACACATATAACTACGGCAAGGGCAGGAAGTTTGACAAGAAGGCGTTCTGCGATTGGGCACAGGCCCAGGACTTCCCAATCTTTGTGAGCGAGAGTGTGATGCCTGAGGGTTGGGTGGAGATCGCCAGCGAGTCGATGAATACCATTAACCCCAAGAAGAAGCGCACCGAGAAACTCTGGGTGCAGGAGAAGTTTGCGGGTGATTACAAGAACAACACAGGACAACAGCCTGAGGCGGATGGTGGCTTGAGGTTTTCGGTTCGTGAGAAACCAGAACCTAAAAAGACCATACCAGTATACAAGCTGATGCGCCTGGGTGATGATGGGAAGTTGTATCCCTTGTTCATCGACGGCACGGAGCCTATAGAACTTGGTGTGTGGTATGATGCCGACAGCCCTAACATGGACATGCTCGTTGATCTGCCGACAGGTGTGCACTTGATTGACACCGACAACGGCACCAGCATGACCATGGAGGAGTATGTAAAGCAAAACAACATCAAGCTGAAGAAGGGTCAGAAGTACCCTCCAAAGGAGGTTATAGAATCCACTCCCAACGGTCAAAGATGGGTTTATATTGAGCCTACAGAGAGAGGCCAGCGTCGCTTCGGTGGTGAGAGCCGTAGATACTGGAACCTGGGAATCAACGGCAGTGGCAGCGTGAGCACATTCTCGATGCGTCCAGGTTGGCATGCTGGCAGTCTGCCCACCATGCGACAGATAGGCAAGAGCCGAGTTAAGGGTGGTCCCAAGACATTCCGTGATGATCGCTTCGTGTGGGTGGAAGGATTAATAAGTGCTGATATCGACTACAACGAGGAGGCACAGCGCAACCCCGACAACGACATCCCAACACATATCCCTACTGATGGTTTCTACATGAAGGCCACCAACGCCAATGCGAAGGCCTCACAGGCTGACCGCGTGGGTTGGTACATTAGTGGTGCTTTTATGCCAGTGAAGATTATGAGCGACAGCGAGGCTCGCCAGGTTATCGACGATTGGAACCAGGATCACCCCGACTTGCAAGTGGAGTATGACTTCCCAAGAGAAAGCGGCAAAGTGTTCAATGCAGAGACCATGCAGCTCGAGGATGAGGCAAATGTTCGTTTCTCGACAGGTTGGCATGGTAGTGGTTCTGAGTTTGACCGATTTGACCACAGCCACATGGGCGAGGGAGAGGGTGCCCAAGCCTATGGATGGGGCACCTATATTACCAGTGTGGAGGGTATTGGCAGGAGTTATGCAACAGAATCGGCAAAAAAGAACCCGACCTATTATTGGAAGGGTCAGCAGATTGACAGGGCAAGTATAAATCCTCTGAGCATGGCTTATGATGTGGTAGAACGTGAAGGAACCATCAAGAAAGCGATTTCCCTTGTAGATCGTTTCCTTGACAATCCAGACGCACATGAGAATTGGGCAGAAGTAAAGGAGATACTAAAGCAATCAAAGAAAAGCGATTTTACTATAAAGCCGGCACGATATCTTTACGAAGTAGAGATTCCCGATAATAATGGTGAGAACTATATCAGTTGGGACAAGGTTTATAGCGTTGAAGAAGTGGAGGATATTCTTGCACGCCTACAAGAGAAAGGGTATTTTACAGATTATGGTATAGGCGACCTTGAAGGAGGAAAAGAGACAGATGGAAGTGACGCCAAATATGCTACAGGGAAATTCATATACGAAGTGCTGAGTGGGGCTGTGTTTGATCCAGACTTTATAGAAACAGACCCTAAAAAAGCGAGCGACGCCTTGCATGAAATTGGTTTTGTCGGCATAGAATATCCTGCACAATACTTGAGTGGTGGCAGAAAAGATGGAGCCAAGAACTACGTTATCTTCAATGCGGATGACGCAAAGATTGTAGACCGAGTTCGTTTCTCGACGAGTGCTGCCGTGGACACATTGAAGGACGATGAGCGTGTGTACAACACCATGCTCGGTAAGGTGTTCAGTGGCGTGAGCAACGAAACTCGCCGTGGCATTGTGGGGACCGCCATGCGCGACATGGGCAATGACTTCGGCGCTGCCACTGAGTCGTGGCTGATGGGCCTTGCCGATAACGGCAAGTTTGCCCAGGTGCCTGAGGACGATTGGCGCACAGTGAAGAATGCCCTGAGCAGTACCCTTCGCGACATGGGTGTAGATGGCACCATGACCGACAACGAGGCCCGCTATGTGCTGTGGAAGGCAGGACAGATTGAGGACGGCGTGTTCTCGATGGCCGAAGATATAGTCAAGCGGGACGAGCTCTTGAACGGCGCAAGTGCGCCGCAATACACAGACAACGCCGACGTGCGGTTCTCGACATCGCCTAACGACCAGGTCTACAGTGACAACTTCAAGAATTGGTTCGGCGATTGGGAGAACGACCCAGAGAACGCCAGCAAGGTGGTGGACAAGGACGGTAGACCATTGGTGGTATATCGTGGCGGTGAGAAAATTAATGTCTTTGAACCCGATAGAGCAAGCAGAAACGCCATGTATGGCCAAGCCTTCTATGCCACTCCATCTTATGCCGATGCACAAGGGTTCGCAAAAGAAAGAACAGGAGATGGCAGCAATGTCCAAGCGGTTTATCTAGATGTACGCAACCCTTGGGTGGATGGTCCAAGTGAATCTTTGGGATATCCAAAAGAAGCCACAATGGAGCAGGCAAGAGAGCTTGTTGATCTGCTGACTCAAAAAGGCTTGATGGACGGAGACATAATTCTTGCCAAATGGAATGATGGCAGAGTGCGCTCCTTGATAGGTTCTCTTTCATCTGCCGAATACGAAGGTGTAGAGCGTGGCAAATTTGATTGGTGGCATGCAAGCAATATAGTTCAAGATGCTCTAAAAGAACTTGGATATGATGGTGTGATAGGAAGATTTGACAGTGGCGATGGAATGGTAGACCAAATAGCTGTTTTCTCACCCACCCAAATCAAGAGTGCCACGGACAACAACGGCGACTTCTCAAGAGAGAATCCCGATATTAGGTTCTCGGTGACCCCGAGGGACAGGGCTATCGCGCGTGACCAGTATGAGAGGTATATGCGCAGCGGTAGGCTGCAATGGGTGGAAGCTATGCAAGACTCGATGCTAGGTCTGAAGAAACTGATGCAAGCCATTATGGGCAGCCGTTGGACAAAGATTGAGGACATTCCCATGTATGAGAACCCATATATTGCTGAGAACCTTATGAGTTCGGTTACTGCAGCCCAACAGCAGGCGTTCTATACTGAGTTTATGAAGCCACTGCTGAAGGAAGTAGGAAAGTTGTGCAAGGGTGGCAAGAAAGCCAGAGAGCAAGCCCGTGAAGACCTGACCAACTACCTGATGGCCAAGCATGGCTTGGAGCGCAACCAGGTGCTTGCCGACCGTGATGCCCAGGAGACGGCAGCTGCTGGTGGTGACTACCAAGAAGCCTATGCTGAGAATCGAAAGCATGACTATTCGGGCCTCACTGCTTTGACCGACGAAGATAATGTCCAGGCTGCTGAAGCTAAGGCCCAACAGATGGTAGCTGCTTATGAAGCCCAACACGACACCAAAGAGTTGTGGAACAAAATCAACGCAGCGACCCAGGTGACACTTGAGAAGCAGTACAAGAGCGGCATGCTCAGTTATGCCGAGTACCAGCGCATAAGTGGAATGTTTGACTACTATGTGCCATTGCGTGGATGGGAAGAGACCACAAGTGACCAGGTGTATGGCTACCTTACCAGTAAGGCAGGACCATTCCTGGGAGGTGGCATCGTGAAGCGTGCAGGAGGCCGAACTTCGAAGGCTGATGATCCTATCGCCACAATTGCCCAGATGGGTGATGACAGCATCAGGACAGGCAACAGAAACCTCATGAAGCAGACATTCCTCAACTTCGTGCAGAACCATCCCAGTGATGCCGTGAGCGTGAGCGACCTGTGGCTGAAATATGACGATGTTACTGACGAGTGGGTACCAGTCTTTGCCGACATTGACCCCAACGACAGTGCTGATGTTGTAGAGCAAAAGATTCAAGACTTTGAGCAGCGCATGCAGCAGTTGGCAGAACAAGAACCAAAGAAGTACAAGCACGGCCGAGAGGCGGCCAATATTCCATACAGGGTAATCCCTGGCATGGAGAAAGAGCACCAGGTGCTTGTGAAGCGCAATGGCCAGACATGGGTGCTGACCATCAACGGCAACCCCAGAGCAGCGCAGGCGCTGAATGGCTTGACCAATCCCGATGTACCAATGGAAGGTGCATGGGCTAGCATGATTAAAGGCGCTGAGTGGGTGAACAGGACACTAAGTGCATTGTACACCACCTTGAGCCCAGCGTTTATTGTGAGCAACTTCCTGCGTGATACTGGCTACTCCAATACCATGGTGTGGGTAAGGGAAAAATCTTCCTGGAAATTCAAAAAGAATTATCCATTGCGTTTCAATTACAACTACCTCAAGCTGAACCCCGCCTACATGCGTTTCTTGTTGGGAAGATGGGAGAAAGGAACTCTTGACGAAAGCAAGCGCTATCAAAAGTACATGAAGGAGTTTATGCTCCATGGTGGAGAGACAGGCTTCGCTATGGTGCAGGACCTTGAGAAATACAAGAAAAACATGCTCAATGAAGTGAAGAACATGAACAGCAAGAACTTCGCGAGAAAGAGCATGAAGGTCCTTGGTTCGCAGTATGAGTTGCTTGGACGAAGCATTGAGAACTGTGCTCGATTTGCCGCCTATGTAACCAGCCGTGAAATGGGAAGAAGCGCCGAGCGTGCCGCCTATGATGCCAAGGAGATAAGTGTAAACTTCAACAAGAAGGGCAGTGGTGGTAAGTCGCTGGGCAAAGTGGGGCAAACCATGAGTGGCAATGTGGGCGCCTTCATCAGTGGTATGGCAAGAAGCTTGTACACCTTCTGGAACGCAGGAGTACAAGGTATGACCAATGCAGGCCGTGCCGTCAAGCGCCACCCTGTCAAAGCTGCTCTGCTTGGGGGAGGCCCATTGTATGCAGCTGGTTTCCTTGCACCTGTCCTCGCCCAACTGATGGGTGCCGGTGGCGATGGCGACGACGACAAGAATGCCTACTACAACCTTCCTGAGTATGTGAGAAGAAGCAACCTTTGCATATGGCTAGGTGATTCATGGTTGACCATTCCGCTGCCTATCGAGTTCAGATCAATCTACGGCATGGGCGAGTTGACTTATGGAGTAATCAGTGGCAACGAACGCTATAGTGACGAGGAGTTGGCAATGCAGGTTGCCGGTCAGTTCAGTCAATTGCTCCCTATCGATATGCTCGAGGGTGGTGGTGGATTCCATCCATTCATCCCGACATTGTTCAAACCCATCGTCGAGGCAGAGCAGAACAAGAGTTGGAGTGGCTTGCCCATCTATCGCGACAGCGAGTGGAACAAGGATGAGCCCGAATACACCAAAGCCTTCAGCAATGCCAACGAGTGGATTGTGAGTGGTGCCGAGTGGCTCAATGCCAAGACAGGTGGCGACGAGTTCAAGAAAGGTTGGATAGACCTTAACCCAGCGAAGATAGAGTATATGCTCAAGGGCTACTTGGGTGGCATCTATACCACTATCGATGAAGTGCGCCGAGCAGCCGAGACTGCGCTTGGCAAGCGTGATTTCGAGTGGAGAAACATACCACTTGCCAACCGAGTTATTAAGCAAGGTGATGAGCGCACCGAGTCGAAGAAACTGCGTGACGAGTACTTCAAATATAAAGAAGATTATGAGGAAACCAAGCGCCTGATAAATAAATACAAAAACGCTGAGGACACCGACCTCTTCGACTATGCCAAGAAACTCGACCTGATGAACAACAGCAAAGAGTATGGCCGCTACCTTATCTTCGAGAAATATGCCACCATGCTTGACGCTTACCAGAAGGCAAAGAAAGGTGCCAGTGGTGAAGTCCTCAAGAAGATTGAGGAAGACGAGAAGAGGCTGATGCGCCAACTCGTTGACGAGATGCACGCCTTTGAAGACGGCAAGACAACCGTCAATGACAGGCCAAAGCTCAGCAAGAAGGACCGCAGCGAGGACTACGGCTATATGTACAACAAGCTGCGCACCTATATCGACATCAACGAGGATGCGTTGCTAGACAGCGCCCTCAAGCGCGCCAAGGCTGCCGACGACAAAGGCATGGTTGCTGCCCTCAATTCCATCAAGCGCAGCATAGGCGAGATGAAGAAGGGCCTGGGCCATGGCAAGGATGAAGAGGTGATGAACTCCATCCGTGAGATGCGCGGCAGTGTGCTTAGCAGTTTCGGGATCATTGGAGGTGATGAAGAATTGCCTGAACCTGAAGAGCAGTGGCAGGAAGAGCCCCAGGAAGAATTTCAGGAAGAAGAACCCGAAATGATTGAGGAGGAGCCACTGGAGGAACCTGAAGACGACGAGTTTGATGAGTCTTTGAGTTATGAGTAATGAGTTCTTGAGTTATGAGTTCTCAGCCCCCTATTTCCCCCTCTAAACCAGAGGGGGATTTTTTATGTGTTAAAATATAAAAGTGATGTAGAGATGGTTAGGTCTATTTTTGCGAAAAACGCAAAAGTAGAAAGACATGTCAGAAAGAATATTCAGTAAAAGCCGCGTCAAGAGCCAGGATGAGCACCTTGAAATGGACAGCGTGGCGTGGAGTAAGAAGTTTGAGGGTCGCCGTGCCTTTGACGTTCTTATGGAAGCGCAGCAATGTTGGGACAACATGGGCAAGTTCAGGAAGGAGCGCGAGCGCAACCGCCGTTATGCCTATGGTGACCAATGGGGCGACTACGTCACTGTAGAGGGTAAGACCATGACCGAGGAGGAGTACATCAAGAGTCAGGGCAATGTGCCGCTGAAGACCAACCTCATACGTCGCCTGATGAAGAACGTGCTCGGTGTGTACCGAAGCCAGAGCAAGGAACCCACCTGCACGGCCCGAGACCGTGACGAGCAGAAGCTCGGCGAGACCATGAGCACCGTGCTGCAGTACAACATGCAGTTGAACAGAATGCAGGGCATGTATGCCAGGAGCATGGAGGAGTTCTTGATTAGTGGCTTCGTAGTACATCACAAGTGGTACGGATGGAAGCGCGACAAGCTTGACTGCTGGACCGAGGCAGTGCATCCCAACTGCTTCTTCATCGACAACAATATGCGCGACTTCAGGGGATGGGACGTGAGCCTGCTAGGTGAGGTGCACGATGTTGGCTTCGGAGACCTGTGCGAGATGTTTGCCGAGAGCCCCGAGGACTATCGCAGACTGCGCGACATCTACCGAGCTTCTCACAGCCGTCACCTGCTTCGCCAGAACTGTGAGCAGTTCGGTTACTCCAGGCTTGAGAACTACGACTTCCTCTTCACCAGTCAGCCCGACCGTTGCCGTGTGATTGAGGTGTGGCGCAAGGAGAGCAAGCCCAGATGGCGCTGCCATGACTACAACACTGGTGAGGTGTACAAGATAGAGCTTAGCGACAAGAAGACCATGGTAGACGCCGTGAATGCCGAGCGCATAGCCAAGGGTGTTGCCGCCGGCATGGCCGAGGACGACATCCCACTGATTGAGGCAGAATGGTTCATGGATTCATATTGGTATTACTACTACCTTACTCCATTCGGTGACATCCTGAAGGAAGGCGAGACCCCATATGCCCACAAGAGCCACCCCTATGCTTTTGTCATGTATCCCTTCATCGACGGCGAGATCCACAGCTTTGTCGCCGACGTCATTGACCAGCAGCGCTACACCAACAGGTTGTACACCATGTATGATTGGATAATGCGTGCTTCAAGCAAGGGTGTGCTCCTGGTACCTGAGGAAGCCATCGGCTCAATGGACATCGAGGAGATCGCCGACGAGTGGAGCCGCTTCAATGGTGTCATTGCCATTAAGACCAAGAACGGAGTGCCCATGCCACAGCAGGTGGCCAACAACTCCACCAACATAGGCATCACTGAGCTGCTACAGCTGCAGTTGAAGATGTTTGAGGACATCAGCGGTGTGAACGGAGCACTGCAAGGCAAAATGGGATACA